CCCGGGACCTCCTCGCTTCTCTCCGTGGCACCACTCAGCTCCGTTTTTGTAACGCTGCGTTAAGCCCCCCGAAGGCCGCTACTCTGCGCACATCACTGGCGGTGACGATGCCTCGGACGAAGAAGCCAGCCGGCACCACCGTCGATCCCCGCAACGGTCGCCGCGCCGCATTGACGCCGGTGGCGGGCGGCAGGTTCGATGCGCCCCAAGGTCTGTCGGAGCAGGCCATGGCCCTGTGGGAGGCGTACTGGTCGGACACCGTCTCCACCGTGCAGACGCCCGTGGACCGCGGGGTGCTGACGCGCTGGATCACCGAGTACGACCGCTACCTGCGCACCGTCGCTGAGGCCGACTCGTGCCCGCTGGTGCTGGGCTCGACGGGCCAGCAGGTGGAGAACCCGCTGTACAAGATCGCGTACCGGGCGCTGGATGCGGCGGAGCGCTGCGAGAAGCAGATGGGCGTCGGCCCGCTGTACCGCTCGAACCTGGGCATCGCGGTCATCACCGAGCAGAAGTCGCTGCAGCAGATGAACAGCAGGTACGGGGGCGGCCATGTCGAGCGCGACCCTCGCCCGGACCCGCGGACCATCGAAGCCCAGGCCTGACCCCGGCTGCCAGTCCTGCGGCTGGCGCCCGGAGCCCGGCGAGCTGTGGCCGTCGCACGGCGGCATCGCCGTCGACTGGATCGAGGACAACTGCATCTGCGGCGAGGGCGACTGGTACGGCCAGCTGATCAAGCTGCGGCCCGACCAGCAGTCGTTCGCCTGGCGCTGGTTCGAGTACTGCCCGACATGCGGCGAATGGCACCACGACGAGGGCCTGCGCGGCGCCGCGACCGGTGACGGCAAGACCCAGTTCATCGCCGCGCTGGCGCTGGTCGAGTTCGCCGGGCCTGACGAGATCGCCGTGCCGTCGCCGAACATCCCGATCGGTGCTGCGTCGTTCGAGCAGGCGAACCTGCTGTTCACCGCGGTGGCCACGATGTGCGGCGGCCGGGACCAGTCGGTCAAGGAGTCCCCGCTGTGCGGGTTCTTCGAGGTGTACGACACGGAGATCAAGTTCGCGGACGGGCGGGCCGGCCGAATCCACCGGGTGGCCGCGGTGGCGGGCACGAACGAGGGCGGCCTGCCGTCGCTGTTCATCGCCGACGAGCTGCACGAGTGGGGCGAGGAGGGCTCGCGTAAGGCGCGCGTGCACACCGTCATCGGCAAGTCGACGAAGAAGCGCCGCACCCCACGCGGGGCCGGCCGGCGGCTGAACCTGTCGACCGCGGGATTCGACGTCGACCAGTCGCTGCTCGGCGCGATGTACAAGCTCGGCAAGAAGGCCCAGCGGGATCCGTCGCTGGCGCCGCGGTTCCTGTTCGACTGGCACGAAGCGCCCGACGACCTGGACTACGACACCGTCCACGACCGTGAGGTCGCGGTCCAGGCGGCGTCGGGCGCGGCCGGTGTGCTGTGGTCGGTGCGCGACCGGGTGAACGAGTGGGGCAAGCCCGGCATGCAGCGCCACGAGTGGTTGCGCTACTACGCCAACCGGTGGGTCGACGTCGCCGAGGAGTCGTGGCTGGCTGACCATCCGGGTGCGTGGGGTGCCTGCGAGGGCGTCTGGACGTCCGACGACGCGAACCCGTTCGTGATCGTCGTCGACATGGCGCTCAAGCACGACTCGGTGGCGGTCAGCCGCATCGAGCACCTGCCCGACGACCGGTACGCGATCACCAGCAAGATCTGGCGACCAGACACCGGGCCAGTCGACCACCTCGACGTCTTCCGGTACATCCGGGCCGAGGCGCACGGCGGCAGCTTCCGGGGCGTGGTGTACGACCCGCGGTTCTTCGAGCTGCCCGGCCGGATGCTCGAGGACGAGGGCATCCTGACGATCCAGTTCGACCAGTCGCCGCAGCGGATGGCGCCGGCCTGCGGGCTGGCGTTCGACCTGATCCTCGAGGGCCGGATCGTCCACGACGGCGACGAGGAACTGGGCGCGCACATCAAGTCGGCGGTGAAGCGCGAGCAGGACCGCGGGTTCACCTTGTCGAAGGGCAAGAGCAAGCGGCACATCGACGGGGCCATCACGTTGTGCATGGGCGTCTGGGTGCTGAACGAAGTGCCTGAGCCCGATCCGCAGCCGTTCTTCGCGGCCTGGCGATAGGAGGGAACAACATGGCCGTCCTATCGACGAACCCGGACGCACGGCTGCAGTGGCGCGACGCGGGCCGCCTGTTCGCGGCCGGCCTGGCCCGGCTGCTGTACGCGGCGGGCTGGCTGGTCGCGAAGACCCTGCGGACCATCGCCACCGTCATCGGCGCCGTTCTGTTCGGCGTCGGCTGGTTCGCGGCGTCGGTGGCGTGGCCGGGGCTGTGTTGGTGTGGCCGTGCCGTGAGGCTGGGCTGGCAGGAAGGCCGCAAGCCGATCGGCGGCCGCCGTGGGCCTGCTTGAGCGGATCTCGGCCGGCAGGGACGAGCAGCGGTACAGCGTCGACCAGTGGGTGTCCGAGTACCTGATTCCGTCGCAGTTCAACTACAACGGCTCCACGTATCCGCTCGGCCTGAACCAGACGATGGCCGGCCAGAAGATCAAGCAGGTCGCCGCGACGCTGCCCGGCTACGCGGCCGCACTGCGGATGTGCCCGCCGGCGTTCGCCGCGCAGATGGTCCGCGCGCTGGTGCTGTCCGGGATGCGGTTCACGTGGCGCAACCTGCCGTCGTCGACCACGCCGCGCCGCCAGTTCGGCAACCGCGACCTGTCGCTGCTGGAACGCCCGTGGCCGAAGGCGACGACCGGCGATCTGATCTCGACGATGGAGTGGCACTCCGGCCTGGCCGGCAACGCCTTCGTAGCGCGGCGCCCGGACCGGCTGCGGGTGTTGCGTCCGGACTGGTGCGGGCTGATCTTCGGATCGCAGCAGGATCCGGACGAGATCGCGGCCACCGCGCTCGACGGTGAGCTGCTCGGGCTGGTCTACCAGAACGGCGGCATCGGTTCGGGTCGCGGTGAGATGAACACGCTGCTGCCGGACGAGTTCGCGCACTGGTCGCAGATCCCCGACCCGGAGTGCCCCGGCATGGGCCAGTCGTGGATCACGGCCGCGCTGACGGACATTCGGGGTGACCGGGCGTCGACCGAGCACAAGCTGCAGTTCTTCAGCAACGGCGCCACCCCGAACATGGTGGTCAAGGGCATCACGGCGGCGACGAAGGAACACTTCAACGAGATCGTCGACGCGATGGAGTCGAAGCACGCGGGTATCGCGAACGCCTACCGGACGCTGTACCTGGCCGCCGGCGCCGACGCGACGGTCGTCGGCTCGGATCTGAGGCAGCTGGACTTCAAGGCGACCCAGGGTGCGGGCGAAACCCGTATCGCGATGCTCGGTCGGGTCCCGGCTCCGCTGCTGGGCATCTCCGAGGGCCTGGCCGGTTCGTCGCTGAACGCCGGGAACTTCGGCATGGCCCGGCGGATCTTCGCCGACTCGTGGATCTACCCGTCGCTGCAGGACCTGTGCGCGTCGGTCGAGTCGATCCTGACCCGCCCCAGGAACCCGCGCACCGGCGAGCAGGACGCCGAGTTGTGGTTCGACACCGCCGACATGCCGATCCTGCGCGAGGACGCCAAGGACGCGGCCGAGATCACCGAGATTCAGGCCCGCACCATCACCGGCCTGGTCAAGGAAGGCTTCACCCCCGAGTCGGCGACGGCTGCGGTGATCGGCCAGAACATGACCCTGCTCAAGCACACGGGCTTGGTGAGCGTCCAGCTCCAGCCGCCCGGCACTGTGGCGCCACCGCCCGGCGGTGATGCCGTCCCAAAAGCTCTCCGCGGGCACTCGGCCCGCAGGAGCCACACCGCCCCGCTGCGGACTCCCTGAAGCCCGCAGCCGCGGAGAGGAAATTCAACCCGAGTCAGCCCCGGGACCGGCGCGGCCGGTGGGGTAGCGGGATGCCTGACGTGATCGCCAGTCACGACCTCGACGTCGACGGCGGCCGGATCGGGATCGCCGCAGATGCCAACGATCCGGCCGACACCGCGCGGATCTCGGTGGGCGATCAGAGCGCACCACTCACGGTGAGTGGTGTCAACGAACTGCGGTCGGCCGTCATCGACGCGCAGTACGGTGACAAGCCGATCCAGGCCGCAGGCGTCACCCTGACCCCGGTCGGGGCCGAGGAGCATGACGGCGAGACGCTGACCAAGGGCATCAAACTCGACGTCGGCGGCTCCTCGATCCGGATGTCCCGCAAGCAGTCCGACGCGATGATCGAGCATCTGCAACACGCGGTCGCCGCGGAGCGCATGGACACCGGCTTCGGCCCGCTCGACGTGTTCGTGGCCGGCAAGAAGCGCATCGGATTCCGGATGCGCAGCGAGAACGGCCCGGCCGAGGTCACGTTCTCGCGCACCGACTGGCGGCGCGTCGACTCCACGATCAACTCCATCGTCGACGGGTTCGACGCCGACGGCACCGACGTCCCCGACACGATCAAGATCCGGACCGCCGACGGCCCGGTCCAGGTCACCTGGAGTGGTGAACGCCAGGACCAGGGCTACAACCCGCGGTCGGTCCTGACGATCGAGCCGCTGTACTCCGCGGACTGGAGCATCGCCGTCGACGGCGAGCACATGGTCCAGGTCTTCACGCCGATCAGCACCGCGGCCGACTACGCCCAAGTCAACGAATAGGGGCCAGGAGTGCAGATGAGCGATCAGAAGAGCGGCCGGCAACTCGCGCCGGATATCGACGTGGTGCGGGCGCTGGGTGCAAGCCCGGAACTCCGCGCAGCGCCGAACGGTGCGGGCGACCTGGGAACGCTGGTGATCCCGTTCTCCCCGTTCAACACCTGGTACGAGGTGAACTCGAAGTGGGAGGGCCGGTTCATTGAGCGGACCACGCCCGGCACCTTCGCCGACACCATCGCCGCCGACCGGAGCATGATGCGGTCGCTGTTCGACCATGGCCATGACCCGCAGATCGGCAACAAGGTGCTCGGCCCGATCGTCGACCTTCGCGAAGACGCGCACAGCCCGGTCGGCGAGGTAGAACTGCTGGACACCTCCTACAACCGGGACCTGCTGCCCGGACTGCGCGCCGGCGTCTATGGGTCTTCCTTCCGGATGCATGTGCTGGCCGACGCCTGGGACGACAAGCCTGAGCGGTCGGCACACAACCCCGATGGCCTCCCGGAGCGGACGATCACCAAGGTCCGCGCGCTGGAGTTCGGCCCGGTCACCTTCCCGGCCAACCCGGCGGCCACGGCCTCGGTTCGGTCCGCGACGGACCAGTTCTACGACCAGCTACGCCTACGCGATTCCAGCGCCTACGAGGCTGCGGAGCGTGCGGCTGGTCGCCTTCCAGACCTCACCGCCGGCGCGCGGAGTGCCGACGGTGATGACCCTGCAGGTACGCAGCCAGGAAACGGCGAGCGGCCAACCGTTCCGACCCGTTCGCGCGCCGACACCGACGCGCTTCGCCTGAGAGGCATCCTGTGAACATCCGCCGCAAGCCGACCATCATCGGCTATCGCAAGAACGGCGCCCCCATCCGGCTGGCCCGCGGGGCTTCCCCCGAGACCGACACGATCCTCGACTCGCTGCGCGGCAAGGACGTGACCGCGATCGCCGACGGCACCACGCCCGACGAGCTGCGCGGCAAGACACCCGACGAGCTCGCCCGCTACGTCGAGGTCCTCGACGCGCACCTGCGCTCGATCCACCAGGACGAGGAGACCGGCGAGCTGCGGGACAAGACCCCCGACGAGCAGAAGGCCTTCGACTACGGCCTGAAGCTGCGCGACCTGGCCATCGCGAAGGTCGAGGAGCACCGCAACATCCAGGAGATCTTCCGGCGCAAGCCGCAGGCGGTGACCCGGGCGCTGGCGAACATCAAGTACGGCAGCGACGACCCGTACTCGGACGTGCGCCGGCTGAACAACTCCGAGGCCCGCGACATGGCGTTGCGGCGGCTCGACGACCGGTCCGCCACGATGCACCTCGACGACGACCAGAAGACGCAGGTCGAGAAGCAGCTGCGCCGTTCCGGGGACCTCGCCCGCCGGATCCTGGTGACGGAGAACGAGCACTACCGCGAGGCGTGGATGAAGCTGGTCACGCGGTCGCACCCGTTCCTCGACGACGACGAGCGCAAGGCGGTGCAGGCCTGGGAGGAGTACCGGGCGATGGCCGACTTCACGTCGGCGTCGGGCGGCTTCGGCATCCCGGTGTTCATCGACCCGTCGATCATCCTGACGGCGCAGGGCAGCGGGAACCCATTCCTGCAGATCGCCAAGCAGGTCGACGTCAACACGAACCGGTGGAAGGGCGTCAGCTCCGCCGGCGTCACCTGGGCGTTCCAGACGGAGGCGGCCCCGGCGACGGACAACTCGCCGACCCTGGCGCAGCCGACCGTGGACATCCACATGGCACGCGGCTTCATCCCCTACTCGATCGAGGTCGGCTCCGACTACCCGAACTTCGCGGCGGAGATGTCGACGCTGCTCGCCGCGGGCTACGACGAGCTGCTGATCCAGAAGTTCACCGTCGGTTCCGGCACCGGCGAGCCGATGGGCATCCTCACCGCACTGTCGGCGAACACCAACGTCCGGGTCAAGGTGGCCACGGCCGGTGCCGTCAACGCGCAGGACCCGTACAACGTGTGGAAGGTGCTGGGTCAGCGGTTCCGCCGCAACGCGTCCTGGCTGATGAGCGTCGGTGTGAACTCGGCGGTTCGGCAGCTCGGCGCCGCGAACGTGTTCCACGGCTACACGGTCAACCTGCCCGCGGGCTGGGCCGACCAGCTCGAGGGTGCGCCGGTGTATGAGGACCCGTACATGCCCGACACCACGACCGCCACGGCCGCGACCATCGGTGTGGCCGTCGTCGGCGACTTCTCCAACTTCGTGATCGCCCGCAACGGCGGCATGGAGGTCGAGCTGATCCAGCAGCTGGTCCAGCAGGTGACGGCGGGTTCGGGTCCGGCCGTCCCCACCGGCCAGCGCGGCTGGTTCGCGCACGCCCGGATCGGCTCGAACTCGGTCAATGACCTGGCCTTCAGGCTTCTGGTCAACTCCTGAGTTTCCGGTCGTCCCCGAGTACAGGAGGAACCGCATGGCCCTGACCACCTCGTCCATCTCGCCCGATCCCAAGAAGCCCGACAAGCCGGAACCCGCCGACAAGCCGGCGGCCGAGACCAAGTCCAAGGTCAAGCCCGTCTATGCGGCGGGCGCGACGGACCCGGCTGTGATGCAGCTTGTCGCCGAGCAGCAGACCGCCATCTCGAACGGCGACGACGACGCGATCGCCGAGATTAACAAGAAGCTCAACGATCTCGGCTTCGAGTAGGAACCGCCGAACCATCCACCGCGCAGGGCCCCGGACGTGGGGCATCACGTCCGGGGCCCGCGCACACCCGGAAGGCAATCCATGGACATCGTCTATGCCGTCAACGACGCGACCCTCACCCTTGCGAGTGGGGCCCGGTTCACCGTGTATCGCGGCCAGCACTGGTCCGCCGCCGATCCGGTGGTGCAGGAGAAGCCGGACGCGTTCACCACGGATCCCCGGTACGGGCTGGCGTTCTCGACGCCGCCGCCGGAGATGGCCGATCCGCCGGTCGAGCAGGCGACGGCCGCGCCGGGCGAGAAGCGGAGCGTGCGCCGTGGCTGATCTACCGGTGGCCGTAGACGCGCTAGTCGTCCGACCCGGTGACGTCCTCCTCATCCGAGTCTCGCCCTCGACCTCGCGGGAGCAGTTCGACAAGTTCGCCGCGCTGGTGAAGGAGGGCTTCGCGAAGCGCATGGCCGAACCGCCCGAGGTCATGTTCATCGCGGCCGAGCAACTCGGCGTCGTGCGGGCGTCCTGCCACACCTGATGCGCTCCTCCGGCCGGCTGCTCGTGGATGGTCGGCCGGTCGGAGGCCCTAACCATCCACCACCATCCACGCGAAGGAATCCACGATGACCGACGAGACGTACGCGCACGATCCGGACTGCAACACCGATCACGAGGCCGGACCGGAGCCGTGCCCGCCACCGCGAGACGCCGAAGCCGAGACCCCCGACATGACCGGCGCGGTCGCGCTGGCCTACGTCCACTCCAACGACGTCGCCTACTCCTGGCACCACTCGCTCATCGAGCTGATGGGCTGGGACTTCGTCAACCACGGCCGGGTCGTGCGCGGCGGATTCATCGCCATCCGCTACGGCACCGACGGCCTGGTCGAGTCCCGCAACAAGGCCGTCGCGATCTTCCTGCGCGAGAAGCAGGCCGAGTGGCTGTTCTGGCTCGACACCGACATGGGGTTCACCGCCGACGCCCTGGACCGGCTGATGGCCGTCGCCGATCCGGTCGAGCGGCCCATCGTCGGCGGGCTGTGCTTCTCGCAGCGCGAGCACACGTCGGACGACATGGGCGGCTGGCGGTGCAGCGCCACACCTACCGTCTTCGACTGGGCGCACATCGAGGACCAGATGGGTTTCGCGGTCCGCTGGGAGTATCCGGACAACACCGCGGTCCGGGTGGCGGGCACCGGCTCGGCGTGCATCCTGATCCACCGCTCGGTGTTCGAGCGGATCG